GACTACAGTAATGAAGGTGGTTGGTATGACGCTAATCTAGTACGTTTTCGCAAAGGAAAACCAGAAAAAATTGGCGGTTGGCAGAAGCAGACCTCTAATTCTTATTTAGGTATTGGTCGTGCCTTACACGGTTGGGTAGATCTCGCTGGGACGCGTTATCTTGGACTGGGAACCACCTATAAATATTACGTAGAACTTGGTACCTCTTTCCATGATATAACTCCTATTAGAGCTACCACATCGGCAGGGGATGTTACTTTCTCTGCGAGTAATGGAGATGCCACCCTTACTGTAGCTGATACTGCTCATGGAGCAGTACAAAATGACTTTGTTACCTTTAGTGGTGCGGCTACTTTAGGCGGTCTTATTACCGCCGATGTACTCAATCAAGAATATCAAATTGCGACGATTGTTAATGCAAATAGCTACACAGTAGAGGCTAAAGATACCGATGGAGATACTGTTACTGCTAATAGCAGTGATAGTGGCAACGGTGGTGGTAGTGTTGTTGGAACCTATCAAATTAATGTTGGCTTAGACGTTTATGTAGAAGGCACAGGTTGGGGTATCAGTACATGGGGAGCAGGTGGTTTTGGTAGTGTAGGCACCTTGGATGCTTCTAATCAATTACGTCTATGGTCCCATGATAACTTCGGTGAAGATCTTATAATGAATGTACGTGGAGAAGGTATTTATTATTGGGATGAATCAGGAGGAACCAGTGCCAGAGCTGTGGCGCTCACTGCACTATCGGGCGCTATTTTAGCTCCGACTAAAGCTTTACAAGTATTAGTCTCAGAAAAAGACCGACATGTTATTTGTCTTGGTGCGGATCCTTTAAATGCAGGAGGCACAGCCAGAACAGGTGCTGTTGATCCGATGTTTATTTGTTGGAGTGACCAAGAAAATGCAGGCGATTGGGAGCCAATAGCAACGAATACAGCAGGGTCATTAAGAATCTCATCGGGTTCCGATATTATTGGGGGAATATCTTCCAGAGAAGAAATACTGGTGTGGACAGATATTTCCATGTACTCCATGTCCTACATCGGTCCTCCTTTTACCTTTGGCATTAACTTAATTAATCAAGGAGTAGGTCTTATTGGACCCAAAGCTGCGGTTAATACTCCCGATGGTGTGTATTGGATGGATAGAAAAGGTTTTTACAGATACGCTGGTTCTGTTTCTTCGCTCCCATGCAGTGTTCATTACTATGTATTTAGTGACTTTAACGAAGAACAATCTTTTAAAACGTTTGGCTTTTTAAATAAACAATTTAACGAAGTAGGTTGGTTTTATGTCTCTGGAGACAGTACGGAAATAGATCGTTATGTGGTTTATAACTACGCTGAACGCACTTGGACGATTGGTCAATTAGCGCGTTATGCGTGGCTGGACGAAGGCTTATCAACTTACCCAAGGGCCACCGGCGAAGTAAGCTCCACACAGTATCTGTATAACCATGAAAATGGTAATGATGCTGATGGCTCTCCTATGGATAATGTGTATATTCAATCCAGTGACTTTGATATGCAGCCCGATGGGGATTACTATACGTTTATCCGTAAAGTTATTCCTGATGTTAAGTTCACAGGCAGTGGTGGAGCCGATCAAACAATTAATTTCGTATTGAAATCAAGGGACTTTCCAGGGGATAGTTTAACCACGGATACGACGCAAACCGTCACTTCTACTACGCAGAAATTGGATGCGCGCATACGCGCACGACAACTGACTTTTAGAGTGGAATCCGACGATGATAATACATCAGCAACGCGTTTAGGCGTGGGTTGGCGTTTGGGGGATACGCGTATGGATGTTAAGCCCGATGGACGCAGATAATGGGAAAACTGTTAGAAACGCGTTTACCTATTGCCATTAGCGAACACGAGCCTTTCGTTCATTCAGGTATATACAACCGTATGGTGCGTATCCTGGAGATTAATTTAGGACGCTTTGATACGACAGCAACACCCCAATACAATGACACACAATTAGATCAGAATAAATTTAATGCGGGGGATGTAATATGGAACACCAACAAAAGTGTCTTGCAGATATATACAGGAAGTGAATGGCAGGATATATCAACCAGAACGGAAGTTGGTTTGGAAGCGACTGGTTCCGTAGGTAGCTTAACTATAAGCACAAATGGCGCAGTTTCGATTAGTTTATAGGAGTATAAAATGCCGATAAATAAAGTAGAGGGAGGCTGGAAAATAGCCAATACCAAAGGAGTTTCTCCTAATAAAAAAGCTGCTGAACGGCGTCTAAGAGCTATAAAAGCAAGTCAAAATGCTAGGAAAAAAGGTAAAATGTCTAACTATAAAAAGAGTTCAAGGAGGCCCTAATGGCAGATAAAACAATTATTATTAATACAGATGATGCCGACGCACCTGAAAAACCAGAAGCGCCTACGTGGTATAACACAGCAGAAGGCTTTGATAAGTGGAGAGTATTTCCAAGACTATTAATTACTTTATATGGATATGCTTTCTATATGACAACAAGTTGGTTCATGGCTTTACCTGATCCTACTAATGCTCAGAGTGCTTTTGTATCCGTTATTGTAGGTGCAGGGGCAGCTTGGTTTGGCCTCTATGTCGGTGGAAGCAGTAAAAAATAAGATAACTTAATGGCTTTTCCATTTGAGCTAATAACTATGTTGGGATCAACACTTATATCGGGAGTTATGAGTATGCTCTCTCAAAACCTGAAAGCTAAACAGGCTCAACAGAAAATGTTATTGGCTAGAGGGGAGTTTCAGGTTGAAGCTTTTAAAGCTGCAAGGGAGTATAATAATGAAGGCTTTCAATGGACAAGAAGAATAATAGCCATACTCGCAGTATTATCCATTGTAGTTTTACCTAAAGTAGCGGTTATCTTTTTTCCAGAATTAGCTGTTACTGTAGGCTATACGGAGTTTAAGCCGGGATTTTTATTTATACCGGAGAAGGAAGCAATGAAATGGGTAGAGTTTACTGGTTTGGTAATTACGCCCTTGGATACTAATTTAGTAGCAGCAATAATCGGTATGTATTTTGGTGGCAGTTTAGTAAAACGATAATGGAGACAACAGCTTGAAAAGAAGCTAGAATAAGATTATGGCAGGAATTATAGATTGGTTTAAAGATACCTTTGATTTTGGTGGGGACGATGATGATACCTATGACATAGGATCATACTTCGATCCGCCTACAGGGACTGTTAACCCTTGGGACATTTTTAATACAGATTATTCAGGAGTTGGTGGAGGAATGCCTGCTGGGGATGATACCTATGGAATAGGGGAAGGCTATGGTAATGCCTTTGATTTCGGCAATGATTCTTATACGGATTTATCTCTTGATGACCTATTTAATTTTAATTCGGACTATTCAGATGATCCTTGGGGAATAGGGGAAGGCTATGGCGATGCCTTTGATTTCAGTGATGATGATAACAATGCCTTTAATGAATTCCTTTTGAATTTCGATTTTGATGATCCCGATGCAGATTGGGCAGGAGGAATAGGTGATTTGTTTGATTTCGGTGATCCAGATGATCCTTACGGAATTGGAGCAGGTTATGATGACGCCTTTGGTGATTCTGGTGGAGATTTATCTATCGATGAACTAATAAGCCTTTTTGGAACAGGAGGAAATGGAAATGGAAATGGAAATGGAGAAACAGGACCTCTTGGAGGTAAATGGGGACCTTTGTTACGTAATTTTTTCCTAGGTTCAGGAGGCACAGGAGGAAATAAACAAGGCGGAATTATGGGGCTATTAAATAGTTTACTAGGCGGCGGAGACGGCGGTGGCGGTTTACTCGGCGGCGGTGGACTAGGGACCTTGGCCGCTTTGTGGGCACTTAATAAAGCCCGTAAAGAAGGCAGTGATCCCGGAGCCGTGATTCCCATGGGACAACAAGCGTATGGAATGGATGATGTTTATGGTGGCCCCACTCCGGACTATCGGGTATTTAATATACAACCCGCGTTGATGCCGGGTGTAGCATACGCCAATGTAGGCAAACCGGAAGGAATGAAAGGTGGCGGTATAAAAGACGGTCCCGGAGATGTGACTCCAGCTTGGCTTGAACCCGGCGAATTTGTAATGACGAAGAAAGCCACCGGTAATATCGGGGCACAGAATTTATATAAAATGATGAAAGAAGCAGAGGGGATGGGCTAATGTCAAGTTATTTAGATCCAAGCACTACAGCAACGTATGAAGAACCGTGGGCAGGCGGTATGCGCCGTGGCTATTTAGAATCTATATTTAATTTAGCTCAACAACCGACACCGGTTCCAGTCCGGCAGGTTGCCGGACTCGATCCCATGGAAATGCAAGCTAGGGAAATGGCGGGAGGACTCGGAGGCTTTTCCCCATATATAAAGCAAGGCGGAGAGATGATGCAACAAGGGGCAGGTTATTTTACCCCTGCTGGTATACAACAATTTTACAACCCTTATGAACAGGATGTCGTGCAACAAACCATGCGCGATATGGGGGAGGTTAATCAACGACAAGGCATGGCTGATAGAGGTAGGGCCATCAGTTCTGGTGCCTTTGGCGGATCCCGTGGACGCTTGATGGAACAGGAAAGGGAAAGATCCTTCGGCCGTGGCATGATGGAAGGTGTTGGTGGCATACGCTCCCAAGGCTTTGGACAAGCTATGCAAGGCGCACAAGCTGCGGGTCAAGGATTAGGAACCATGGGGAGAGCTTTTGGACAACTCGGTATGACGGGACAGCAAGGACTAATGAATCAAATAAATGCTTTCAATCAAATGGGTCAAACGGGCAGAGGCATACAAGATCAAATGTACGGCGCTCAATTTGATGCCGCTAATACAATGGCCCAAGAACCATGGCAACGCATGGGTATGTGGGGCAACATGATGCAAGGCATGATGCCAAGAACAGGAGCAGCAACCACTTTCAAAGCCAACGCCGGTACTAATCCATTCATGGGATTATTATCATTATTAACGGGAGGCCTAGGGGGAGGCTAATGAACTGGAAAACCAGACAAATGTTCTCCGACCAAGAACACGGAATCGTGTCCGGTCTTTCTCCTGTCAATATGACGGGTGGCGGAAACGTG